AAGAAAGGCGAGAAGCTGCCGGTGTCTCAGGGCGCCGGGCTGACTGCCAAAGGCAGGGCTAAGTACAACAGGGAGACTGGCTCAAATCTCAAGGCACCTGCACCAAATCCCAAGACGCCAAAGGACGCTGCCCGCAAGAAGTCTTTCTGTGCTCGTATGAGCGGGATGCCCGGTCCTATGAAGGACGAAAAGGGACGGCCTACACGCAAAGCAGCATCACTCAAACGCTGGAACTGCAAATGAAGCCCGGACTATACGCAAACATTCAAAAAAAGAGGGAACGCATCGAGGCTGGATCGAAGGAAAAGATGCGTAAGCCGGGAACTAAAGGCGCACCTACAGCAGCAGCGTTTAAGGCAGCAGCGAAGACCGCCAAGAAGAAGTAATGCAAGTCCCCATCCTCAACGGCATCTACACAGACACTGCTGGGGATTTCCGCGTGGAATATCCACGCAATATGGTGCCTGTCATCCTCAAGTCAGGCATCTCTGATGGTTACTTCCGCCCTGCTGACGGGATCGTTAGCCTAGGCGCTGGCCCCGGCATTGACCGTGGAGGCATCGAGTGGCAAGGGCTACTGTATCGCGTGATGGGCACAAAGCTGGTGTCTATCTCCAGCCTGAATGTTGTGACCGTCATAGGGGATGTAGGTGGCACAGGACAGGTCACGTTTGACTACTCCTTTGACTATCTCGCAATCGCTTCAGGCGGGAATCTGTTCCTGTATCGGCCCAGCACTGGGCTTCAACAGGTCACTGACCCTGATCTAGGTACGGTGGTCGATGTCGTCTGGGTGGACGGGTACTTTATGACGACTGACGGGGAGTTCTTGATCGTCACGGAACTCAACGACCCCTTCTCAGTCAACCCACTCAAGTACGGGTCTGCTGAAGCTGATCCTGACCCGATTGTGGCCCTGCTGAAGGTCCGCAACGAGGTCTATGCGCTCAACCGGCACACCATCGAAGTCTTCGACAACGTGGGCGGCAGTCTCTTCCCGTTCCAGCGTGTAGAAGGCGCTCAGGTACAACGTGGAACTATCGGCACGCACACTTGCTGTGTCTTCCAAGAGTCGATTGCGTTCATTGGTGGAGGCCGCAACGAAGCCCCGGCAGTCTGGCTTATCGCTGGCTCGAACGCGCAGAAGATCTCCAGCCGCGAGGTTGACCTATTGTTGACCGAGTTTACTGAAACGCAACTCTCCACTGTTCTGATGGAAGCGCGTGTAGACAACGGTTACAGGCAGCTTTACATCCATCTGCCTAACCAGACGCTGGTGTTCGACGCGGCCTCGACGACTCAGGCCGGAGCGCCAGTCTGGTTTACGCTTTCCACTGGGCTCGTTGGTCCTGCGCAGTACAGAGCAAAGAACTTGGTCTGGGCGTACAACCGCTGGAACGTGGGCAACCCGGCTAGCACTGCTTTTGGTTACCTGACAGACACGCTTTCGTCCCACTGGGGCGAACTTAACGGCTGGCAGTTCTCGACAATCATCATCTACAACGAGAGCCGTGGAGTGATCTTCCATGAGATGGAACTGGTAGCGCTGACCGGGAACTCCACCTTTGGTGCTGATCCAAGCATCTTCACCTCCTATACTGAGGATGGCTTAACCTGGAGCCAAGAACGAGTCTGCAAGGCCGGTAAGACTGGAGTGCGTGGCAAGAGGTTGTCTTGGTTACAGCAAGGCAGGATGCGCCAGTGGAGAGCGCAGAAGTTCCGAGGCACGAGTGATGCGCAACTGGCTGTAGCTCGCCTTGAAGCGCGGATAGAACCTTTGGTGGTGTGATATGGACGGCCCCTACAAAATCACTCGTAACGAGCTGGCTCAGTTCCTGCCCTCGCAGCGAGCGATCAGGGCTTTTGAGCAACTGTTCGACCTCATCCCGTCAGGCCTCGACACCAACACTGTCCTAATCGAGGAAGCCTCGATAAACGCACAGAATGCCGATTCTAAGGCAGTTCAGGCACTGTCCGCTATAGACAGACTCGCAAACGCAGTCGAACTACTGGCACTGGCTCCTCGGAGCGTTGAAGTCAGCAGTGTTTCTGACATTGCTCCTCCAGTCGTACAGGTGACTGCGCAGCCAGACATTCTGCCTCCAGTCATCAATGAGGTGCGCAGGAAACGCTACGGAGTGTTTCATAGCACGCAGACTCAGACTGCTGCTGCTATCAACACGGCGTATCCGATGACGCTTAACACGACTGACCTGTCTTTTGGTGTTTACACTGGCACACCAAACAGCCGGATCTACATCGACACAGAGGGCATCTACAACTTTCAGTTCTCTGCACAGCTTGATAAGACTTCAGGTGGAGTTGGTCTTGTCTTTATCTGGGTCAGGGTAAATGGAATTGACATTCCAGACTCTGCAACGCAGATTCGTATTCAAGGCAACAACGCAGAGACAGTTGCCGCGTGGAATTTCGTGTTGCCACTCAACGCCGGAGACTACTTCGAGTTGACTTGGAGCACAGATGACACCTCTTGCCAGATATTGGCCTCGGCAGCCAGCGCACCACATCCTGGCATCCCTTCGTTAATTCTCACGGTCACAGACAACATCTCTTAATTATGGCAGTCACCGTCAAAAACATCATTCCACCGAAACAGGCTGAGAACACTCAGACTGCCCAGTACACGGCTGTGAACTGCAAGACGATCATCGACAAGTTCACGGTGACGAACACGAACACGGCCAACGTGACGTTCTCTGCCAACCTGATCGCTTCTGGTGGATCTGCCGGGAACTCGAACCTGATCGTCAAGACTCGCTCGATTGTACCTGGGGAGACTTACCTGTGCCCTGAACTGGTTGGACAGGTACTCGAAGCCGGCGGGTTCATCTCGACACTGGCAGGGACTGCTACTGCGCTCACTATCACCGCATCTGGGAGGGAGATCACCTAACATGGTTGCAGTTGCATCAGGACAGGTGGAATTTCAGCGCGAACGCTTCACAAAAGAGTTCGAGGCTGAAGTTTTGCCTCTTGGAGAGATGCACAACAGGGAGATTGGAGGAGTGATTGCAGATGTTAGGATTCGAGTTCCAAGAGAGATGTATGAGAGCTTGGACTCAAATGACATGTTGCGCCTTTACACACTCAGACAGAATGGAGTGCTGAAGGGTTACAATATTTTTGCTGTTATTGTTCACCCAGAGTACGGGAAGCCTACCGCTCAACACGACATCATGTTTTTACATCCAGATGTGAGGAGTGGATTTAATGCCTCAAAGTTTCTGCGGTGGTGTGATGATCGTCTAAAGGAAGATGGTGTGCTGTTTGTTACTCAACATGTTACAGCAGCTAAGGACTTTAGTCCTATCTTGAAAAGAATTGGATACCAACATTCTGAGACGGTTTATATCAAGCGACTAAATTAGTATGGCACTCACAACTGCAACCGCAATTTTAGCTGGAACATTAGGGGCGGGAGCACTTACTGCTGGGGCTTCAGTCCTTAGCGGCAGCAAGGCATCATCTGCTGCTAAGTCTGCTGCACAAACACAAGCAGCCTCTCAGGGCCAAGCGATTGATGAGCAGCGCAGGCAGTTTGACGCTATTCGTGAGCTTCTTGCACCTTATGTCCAGGCTGGAAGACCTGACCTAACCCAGCCCTATATCGGTGCTGGTCCTGGTGCACTTCAGGCCATGCAGGGACTCGCGGGATTACGTGGAGCTGGAGAACAGCAGGCTGCCATTAACCAGATCCAGCAGGGAGCACAGTTTCAAGAACTGGCTCGGCAAGGCGAACAAGGTATTCTTCAGAACGCTGCTGCCACTGGCGGACTTCGAGGGGGCAACGTACAGGCTGCACTGGCTCAGTTTCGTCCTGCTTTGCTCAACCAACTCATCGAGTCACAGTACGGAAAGCTGGCTGGGCTGACATCTCTGGGATCTACCTCGGCAGAGAACCTGTTGCGTCTTGGTCAGGCGTCTGCTGCCGGAACTGCCGCTGCTGGACAGCAGTCTGCTCAGAACATTGGGAATCTAATGGTTGGGCAGGGACAGGCTTTAGCATCTGGTCAGATTGGCGCAGCAAACGCATTTACACAGGGACTTACAGGGGCGGCTGGAGGAATTGGTGGCGGGATTCAAAACTATGCCCTCTTGAATGCGTTGGGCCTCAACAAGAGTAGTGGAGGCATATTTGGCAACACAGGCATAGCAGACCAACTAGATCCTTTTCAACGCACATTTGGTGCTGGAGCATCACCTGAAGGTTAATTTTTATGGCCGGACCATACGACTACTCTATCAACATTCCACAGCCTCCGGCTCAGAATTTCCTTCAGAGTCTGACTGGGATCATGCAGCTTCGCCAGATGCAGGAGCAGAGTGCGATTCAGCAGCAGCAGGCAGCCATTCAGCAGCAGAATGCGGCTTTTCAGCAGCAGATGCAGCCTTTGGAGATGGAAAAGGCACGGGCAGGAATTGCGGCGCAACAGAGCGCATTAGCTGGAGCAGAACAGTCTCGCAGGCAAAACGAAATCTTGTTTAGACAAGGACAAGAAAATCGCGTTCGTGAAATGGAGCAACAGGCCGTAGCGCAGGCAAAACAGAGCGAACTGTTTGGCCGACTGACATCGCTTCCTGCTGATGCCCCGATGAGCGATGTGGTAAGAATTGCCAACGAACTTGCACTGTATAAGCCAGAGGTGTCCAAGCAGGTCATGGCAAACTTTGAGTCTTATCCTCAACAGTTTCAAAAAGCAGCAGAAACAGCACTTATCACTGCCACGACTCAACTTCAGTCTGATGACATTGAAGGTGCCCGCAAAACATACACTGACTTTGCAGAGGCAGTTAAAAACAGCGGAGCAAAAAATAACCCTCAGTTGCAATCCCTTGTAAACTCAGCAGAATCTCAGGCCAAACTTCTTGGTGCAGAAATACCTGTGGCAACAAACATTGCTAAACTTTCTTCATTGCAATTACTTGGAGCCATCAACCCTAAAGCTCTTGATTCTATTGTTGCTCTGGAAAAAACACAGGCAGAAGGAGCTATTTCGACTACAAAGCAAAAACAAGTAGACGAAGAAAAACGCACTCTTGAGCTTGAGAAGATGCGCTTGCAGAACAGGGAGTTGGAGCAAAAACTGCAACCCGGTGCGGCTCCAATTTCTGACACACAGCAGAAAGACATTAACGCACTTACAACTGAAGCTGTTGATGCTAGAATCAATGTGGCTGGAGCTACAGATGCTATCAATGACTTATTGGATTTTGCAGAAACAAATCCAAAAGAGTTTTCTAGTGGAGATGCGGCTTCTATAAACAAGTTTTTTCTTAATCGTTTTGGAAACACTACCAAAGCGCAAAGCCTAAGAGCAGCAGTGCAGCCTTTTGTGACAAAGGAGTGGATCTCAAAAGCTGCGGGGCTCAAGGGAGCGTTGTCTGAAAAAGAAGGCGCTCGACTTGAGAAGGGTGCTCCTAAAGTAGAAACCGCAGGCCCAGAGGAGTTGTTAAACTGGCTTAGAATTATTCAAAAGGTCGAGCTTGTTGATGCTGACAAAAAAGATCTAAATGCAGCATGGCAGCAAAACGCCAGATCACTGCAAGCTAAGGCTCCTGTTGAATTTGAAGTTGCCGGCGTTAAGGTTAAGCCAGGAGACTCCTTTCAGCAGACTCTTACTAAGGTCCAAGCTGGATACAGAAAGAAAAACCAAGAAGACATTCAAGCTGACGCTGCTAGGCTCAAGAGGATTCAGGAAGCGGGAAAGGTTGGAAAATCTCCAGCCTTTGGTAGGTTTGATGTGATGGGCGGTGCTCCACAGCAGCCTCGTCCAGCTTCCGCTCCTAAGCCGAAGCTCATTTCTATTGAGCAATAGCCATGCCAATTTACACATTTGAGATTGAGGGGAAACGGGTCAAGGTTGACGCTCAAAGTGAGCAAGAGGCTTCTGACTTTGCCCTGCAAGAGTACCAGCGTTTTTCTAGTCAGGCTCCTGCCATTGGCGCTCAAATGCCAGTCGAGCGTCCAGACATGCTGGTGACTCCGCTTGAGTTTGCTGGCAAGTCTCCTGAAGAAGTTGGCGCTACTCTCGACAACACTCCTCCTCCAAAGGAACTGGCTGCTGACATCCTGAAGGCTGTCTCTCCTCAGGCAGAAAGCATCACTCAGTCTGAAGTCGATGCGATCTACGGCACGATGTCTCGCAATCCCTCGATCAGGGATTACTTCAACCAGCAGGTCGCTGCCGGCAACATCAATCCTACCACTCAGTTTGACGCTGAACGCACTCCTGTTCTTGCTGGCTTGTGGGAGCAGTATAAGTCTGAGATGAAGAGCCC